CACGTACTCTACGGATGTAGTAGTCGTTGTGCCAAGCGTGAATACCTGATGATGTTCCCAACGTCAATGAAGTTGTTCCCGCAGGTTTTACAGTTGTCATACGAGCTGATTTGTTAATACCAATCAATTCAGCAACTCTTGTATTTTCTTCTTTAACCGCTTTTGCAGCTTCTTTCATATTATATCCTAAAACCACACCTGAACCAATACCTGTCATAGACACACCAATCAACGCATCTTTTTCAGTTGTTCTTCTCCAAATGTCTCTCAAGTAATGAAAGTCAGTGTAACCCGCTTGAAGTGTTCCGATAAACGCCGCAGCTTTAACACGAGCATTTAAGTCTTCTTGTGATTCAATGTCAGAAACATTTACCTCACATAAGTTACAGAATTGGTTTGGTCTCAATGCGATTTCACAACATGGGTTTGTTCCCCAATCTTTATCGTTTGTAAAATAGATACCAGGTTCACCTGCTCCTGACGCTTCAACACGTTTCCATAAATCCATAAAGAATTCTTTTGTAATCTTGTGTCTAACAAGTGCTGCTGAGTTGTTTGCTCTACCTCTTTGTGGATTTTTTTCCCACCAAGAACCTGATTTACAAGAAATCATTTCGTTGTCGTCAGCGCTGAATAAAGAGATAAGTGCCGCTCTACGGATACCACCAGCTAACACAGCATCTGCAATATGACAAACCATATCATGAACTTCAATTGGTGTTAATTTTTCACCGTCTTCTTTTGAGTCCAACATACCTTTTAATTTATGTATACAATCTTTCAAAGGTTGAGGACCTGGTGCTTTACCACCTGATGTTACAAGTTGAGCACCTTTTGGTCTGATGTCAGAAAAATCAAATTCAGGTGTTGATAACTGTTCTCCAAAATAAGATTTGAACAATACTTTAATTGCGTCTGCCCATCCTTCAATAGAGTCTCCAATTAAGAATCGTCTTGACCTATTTGATTTTGGTTTTCTAATCTCAGGTAATTTTTCAACGTGATGTTTTTGAACTGAATACCCAACACCTGTACCACCTAATAATAGGAACATTGACTCAGCAAATGCATCCAAGTGGTCGATAGGTAAGTAAGCACAGTTGTAGATTCTGTTTGGAGAAATCTCAATTGGTTTACCACCAAATTGCATTGACCTCATTGAAGGTAATACCTTTTTATCATATACCATTTTGTATACTTCTTTAATCTCATTTTTTAGAGATGGGTATTTTTTAATATGCATTTCCATATTACGGGTTACCAATTCCTCCCACGTTTCTCGTCTGTTTAGTTCAGGTACGAACTTAGCGTACTTCATGTAAACTGTTAAGTCTGACAATATCTTTTGTGATGCGTCCATAATTTTTGTTTATTTTATTTTATTGTTTTTGTTCTTCTCTTTGTTTTCTCTTTTCTAAGAGTTCTTTAACTCGGTCACGTTTTCTTTCTTCTTGTTGTTCACCAAAACCTAAGAAGGTTACAGATGACTCTGTATCAATTTCAAGTAGTTCGTTGTTAAACTTACAGTTCTCAAACACTACTCCATCTTTACCAATACGTGATTTGGTAATAGCAATTGTTGCCAAGTTCATTTCTTTTTGTTGTAAAGTTTTAGCCACGGTAATGATAACGTGTCCAACTTGTGCTTTCTTAATAGAACCACCCATTTGGTCGGTGGTAACAACCTCAGAAGATATAGAGCTTCTGTTACCCTGTGTTGCTGTCCATCCAACTAATGATAGTTCGTGACACATCGCTTCAAAACCTCTCATTACTGAACCCTCAGCTTTCCATTCATCTTTACTCGAACTTTCAGGAACCACACAATCAATATAGTCCAAAAGAACCAAGTCAATTTTTGTACCATCAGCAATCATCTTTCTGATTTGGTTTTTGATTTGGTTCATTGTCATTGAATCTGAAGGAAGTTTTTTCATAATTAACTCGTTCTTCATTGTTTCTTTGATGTCTGTAAGTTTAGCCATGACCTCTTCTTTATGGTTTACCAAGTTGTCTGGTTCAATACCTGTCCAAAGTGTGAAGTGTTTACGTTGTACAATCTTTGGGTTGTCCTCAAAAAATATTTGAAGAACATTATATCCAAGATTAAACGCAGTGTTCGCAATCTTTGTTAAGATGGTAGTTTTACCGACACCTGTAGGTGCTAAGATAACACCAATTTCTCCTTTAGCCAAACCACCTTTAAGTAATCTGTCAATACCTGGTATTCCTAATGGAATTGGGTGTCTAAAATCTTCATCAAGTACTGTGTCAAGGTTAGAAAATACATCAGTTGTACCCGTGTCTTTTTCCCCAACCTGTAATGCTTCACGAACCAAACTCTCAACCTTGTCATAAGATTCAAAGTCTCCTTCGGTAATAATCTTTTGGGCTTTGTCCATTGCCTTTTGTAGTTCTTGTTGTTTACAGAACTTCAAAGCCTTTTCTTGAACAAACTGAGTCCCTTCAAATGGAGCGTCTTTTACTTGTTTGATGGTGTCAAGGACAATTTTTGCAACTAATTCTTGTGAAATTTCAGATTTTACAATCTGTTCAAGAGTATCGAAATTAGGGGTTGATTGGTATTTGGCGTGGTACTCCTTGGTCATTTGCAAGATAATCTTGAAGTATTTGTTATCAAAATAAGAAATCTCAATTACATCCATAATTGATGTTGAAAATTCTTTATCCACGATAAGTTGGTTTAAAAGTTGTATTTGAAATGTATTCCCTAAGTAGTCAAAGTTCTTGTTCATATTGTAATTTGCGTTCGTCTGTTTAATTAAATATTCACTTGTTTAGGTCAAAGTCCATATATTCCAAACTTAATTTTTGTTCGGAAAAAATGTCAGTTAATTCTCTTAACGTGTTCTTTAAAAATGGTCGTACGTCAACGGTATAACGAACTTTTGGTGGGAATGTTTTTCCATCAAAATATCTATGACAAATTGTCTGCTCTCCGATTTTGATGTAAATGTTAAATTGTTCGCTACCTTCAGTAAACGATGTGTCCATAATTGACGGGTCACTCAAAATTGCATCCATGTTGTCCATCATATAAACAACTGTTTTCATTTTCAAGTAGTACTCAATCTCGTCTTTAAATTGTCGAATAAAGTAGTATAATTCCAAGGAGTTTTTTGCCTTTGGGTTATACCCTTTAACATTAAAGAATCTTTGAACAACGATGTTATCGTTCAACGTCAGTAAGAATTCCATTTTGGTGCTGTCTTGTTCTTTCATAATTAATTTTTGTTTGTATTTCTTTTTTCTTTTCTTGTTAATTTCATAAATGGTTTGAGGAAGTTAACCCAAGCTTCATCGTTCTTGGGTAGATACTTAAAGAGACCATCTTCCATCATCATTCTCATTAAGTTTTTATAACCCCTATCTGTGGGGTCTATACTGTCTGTCAAAATTTGTTCAACTAATTCTTTTCCATCGGAAGTGATTAAAGGGTTTGTAAGGTCAACTATCTTTTTGTTTGTGGCATAAAACTCTTCACCAAGTATAGTTGATTTTGTTTTGCCAGTCAAAAGATTTGTAAATGTTTTTGAAGGTTTGTCTTGCTTGATGTTTCGTGCATAATCCAAGATTTCTTCCATAGTGCAGGGTTTCTCCTGCACCTGAGGGAAAAACTTAACTAATGTTTTTTCTCCAAGTCCCTGAATACCTTCAATATTATCTGATTTGTCCCCCGTGAATATCTTTGTCAACAATACATTATAGTGAGGTATGTCTACCTTGTTCAAAGATATCATATCTCCGTTTTTAAAGTACTGTTTTGTGATTGGTGAATAGATTGTCACATTCTCAGAGATAAGTTGTGTAAGGTCCTTGTCTGCGGAAAAAATGATAATCTTCTCGTCTTTAGATATCTTACAATAATAAGCAATGAGGTCATCTGCCTCATTGTCATGCATCTCAACCTGTCTTACAAATATTTCCTCAAGATATTGTTTGATTCGAGACTTCTGATACAAATACGATTCGTACTTGTATTCATTCATATCGTCTTGTCGTCTGTTTGCTTTATACTGAGGGTATATAGATTTTCTGATGGATGAATTAGAATCACCATCCCAAAACACAACAACTCTATCATGGTTGTGTTCGTCAAGGAATTTGCGGAGTACACTCACAAAGTGAAATACTCCGCCCACATGAGCTCCGTCGTTAAACACGTCTTTTGCTCCGTGGAATCCTATCTTAAATAAATTATCTCCGTCTACTAATAATGTCTTAATCACATTTGTGATTTAAATGGTGAAACAATAACTCAATCTTCCTTCTCTTCTTTCAGTTCAAAATCAATTGAACTAACCCCAAGAATATCTTTCCAATATTCTGCATATTCTTTCTTGTAGTTTTCAATCGAAACCTTCTCTTCAGCCGCTTCTTTACCTGCCAAAAACCCGTGTGGTGTCACAATAATTTTTCCGTCTTCATAACCCAATCCATTGATGTGATTTTTCATTACGGATACTTTTGTTCTGATTGCAAACTTAACACTTCTTTTGTCTTTTGTTGCTGTAATCTTGTTTGTTCCCGCACCTTTTTGATTACCAAATAAGAATACCAAAGATGAGTTCAACCAAATAGCTTCACCACCTTTTGCTTTAATCTTTGGTTGACCAAATGGATTGTCAGGTAATTCAACCCAAGGTTGGTTTACAATAACCAATGTGTTTTCGTATTTTGAATCAGATTTACGTGAACCTGAAATACGTTGGTTAATACCCATACCAATCTTATCCGCCAATACAGATGCGTTGTGTTGTTTACCACCTTTACCATCAAATGTCATCTTACAAGGAACTGAACCAACTGAATCCCACAAGAACAATAAACTATAATCTAATTCACCTTTTTCTTGTGCGTCTAACAAACTATTAATGTAGTCAGTAATTTGTTCAATGTAGTTAAAATCATTATTGAATATATAAAACCCATCCCAATCCGATTCACCTGTTTCTTCATCAACAACTTCTTCACATTCAAAACCCATAAGTTTTGCGTGTTCAAAAGACCATTTTTGTTCGGTAATAATGAATACAGGTAGAATACCTTTCTTTTGGGCATCAACGGCAGCTTTAACCAACGCAGTTGTTTTTCCTGTGTCAGAGTGACCCAAGAACATATTTAAGTGTCCAATTGCCGGACCTGGCAGTCCAACCGCATCCAAGAAGTCAGAACCTAAATCAAAAAACCTTTGTGGTTTGTACTTAGCTGAAGTAGAGAATTTTTTCTTTACTGAACTAAAATCGTTCTTTTTAATTGCCATAATGTCTTGAATAAAATTCTTTTAGGTTTACAAGTTTATCTGAAGCATTTGCAAGTTTTTCGACAAAACTATCCATCTCCTCCAAGTGTTGAGGGTGTTCCCCAATTCCTACGGCATTCTCCATATAAACCATTAATGTTGCCTCAGCTTCAGCAACTTCACTCTCATATTTTAATACAAGAGATTCAAACATTCTTTTTCCTATTCTATTTTCCATGTGTTATTTTTTTTATAAAAGAAAAGAGCTTGGACACTATGTCTAAGTAAGTGTCCAAGCTCAGTTTAATTAGAATGGTAATTCAGTGTCAACCTCGTCGTTAGCCTGTGGGTCAACGATTGGTGCAGATTTACCACCAATAGATGTAGTTGATTCAGTATCGTTTAAATATATATATCCACCCTTATCACTATCCCATTTTGGAGTTTCTCCACGAGCAATTGCTTCAAGATAATCAACAGGTTTTTTAGAATATACATCCAACCAAGTCATCTCATCATTAATCCAAGCGTTAGCTTGAGCTTTATCTTCGTGAACAGGAGCTGGGTCATCGTACATGATTGTAGAAATACTTGTGTATTCTTTACCTGCGGGTGTTTTAGATTTTGTCAATTCGATAACAAGGTCACGTCCTTTTTCAGGGTCAGTGATATCACCTTTGTTTCTCCAAATCGGAATGATTTTATCCAAGATACCATCATTCTTATAGTTGTGTTTAAATCTCCAAAATTTAACTCCATCTTCCTCATTATCACGGTCGATAACTTTAACGATGTAAAATTTACGAGACTTGTATTGTTTTGCCAATTCTTTGTCTGATTCTTTACCCGTAGACATCAACTCTTCGTAAACCTCATTCAAAGGTGAACGTTCGTTATCATTTTTTCCTGGGTCAAAGAATTTGTTCCACTGTCCACCAACTTGAATTTCGTGGTACCACGCTTCTTTAAATGGTGAAGAACCATCTGGTGTAGGTAGGATACGTACTCTACGTTGTCCTGATTTCTCTTTGTCAGAAAGAATACAAGCGAAATACTTTTTCATTCTTTCGTCTTGCGACATTTTGCTTTGGGCCCCGCCCCCTTGTTGTGCTTTTTC